CTAGGATTCATATTTTCCAAACGCACGTGAACGTGCTGCCCCAACACTTTCCGTTTAGAATACGCAATCCAAAAATGGTGTGGAAAAAGAATGAACTTACTACCCAAGCAAATACAATGCATGTTAACCACGGGCATATCCTCATCCTCGTCGAATATTTGAATATTACGCACATTCTTCCGAACGCGTTCCATACGCAAATTGACTCCTTCCAACAAGCCATTTCCTTGAGAGCGCGGAATCGGTCTCTGGGTGCGCACCCGTTGAGCACCATCATACATTGCACCCTGCAATGTACCAGTGAAAGTGGACACCAACCACTTAATCAATGCCACCACTCCAACAGCAGTGGCTCCAACCGATACTGCGATACCACAAAGGACCAACAACCCTCGCCATTTTCTTCGCTTTGGCGGTAGCAAACTAGCCAGCACATCACCAGCAAGTCCAGGTCTTGACCATGCCTCCACGTCGTACAGATTGAATAAATCACCAGGAAACACACCAAATTCTCGTAAATGCGCCACCGCAACGGGCTTGTAATCCTCCAACGACCCATCCAACACTGACAACCTAACGTTCTCGACAACTGTTCGAATCTCGTTTTCATAACTGCTTCCTGCACATGATGTATCGCTATCAGGAATCTCATACACTGACTTGCCTTGCAAAACCACTCGCTGCATGCCCTGCATAAGTTGATCATAAGACTGATGCTTACGTCTATAATCATCGGCAATTTCATCCAAAAGTCGTGCAAAAGCTAACTCGTGCCCTCGATGACCATCCGTTACTGTCAACCTCGTAAATTTCCAATACTTGTCAACAAGCGCGATCATCTGCACCATGGTCTTAGGCTCTCCTTCATTCAACTCCTGAGAATATGCAACTACTGCCTGTGATCCCGTCATATGCACACCTCCAATAGGTCTTACCTCAACTACAAAAGCATGCTTGAAACGAGTACACAACGCTTCCGCGTGTGTTAGGCCATGCACATTTCCAAAATTAGTGGTGTTCGTTGAAACAACCACCAACTCAGACTTGAAAAACATGCCCTTATCTTCCAACTTGGCCATGTCCACCGGGTATTGCGACGCAGAAATCATATTGATAACGTCATGCGCATCAGGCGCATCCACTGACTTAAGAAAATCATCAATGTACGCTATTCTCTGCTGAGCATACCCATCATAGAAATGCGTGTCATTTCCAGTTGGTTTGTTCCACACCTGTTGCAGAGCATCTTTCGCATTTTGCGCCAACCCCAATTTCATCAGTATGGCTGCAGGAAAAGCACTAGCCGCCAAGAAACTCTTCCCAGTCGCTGATGGTCCAGCAAAGGCCACACCAATAGGGGGACAACGGGCACTCATCTCACTATTAGGCTTCAGTCGCACCCAGTCATGAACTCGCTCAGCATCTCTCAAATATTGAGGATTAAACTTATCACACTGCGGTCCAAATGCTTTCACTCGTTTAGCAGTAATCATCAACTTCTCCAATTGTAGCCTCACAGTTTCACTTTTAAGTGTCAACGTTGTGTATTTTGATGTGGCATGAGCATGCGCAACGGCTCTAGAAAATTCCATAAGACTTCGACCGTTTGCTGCATTCCATTTATTTGCACATCCAAAACCCTCCAACATGTAGTCTGACCACACCTCAAACCCTGCTAGTAACATAGCTGGGACACCACTTGC